CAAGGAATCAAGAAAAGAATCTTGCCCCACACGTGATTAGGATCGTGGGGGTATGTTTGTTGTGATATACGTTACTTGGTTAGATTGGCGTTAATAATATCATTGGTTGAAAGCGGATTCCCCCGTTATTAGCTAGTTAGGCGAGAGGGTATCTTATTCAGCTTTCGGAAATAAGAAATTTTGAGTAAATGATTCAATAAATAAGAAAATTGTAATGCAAAACCGATTGAATCGACGTTGCAATTGCGTTGATTACGGTGTTAAAACCGTGGCTCCGGTATGGTTGATGCGATCATCAGTGGCATTGCGGAGGTCGTCAAATTTGAAATCAGGCAAGCCTCGAAAGAGAGCCAGACGGGCCCCCGGAGCAGGGCGAGCGTAGATTTCAACGTAGACATTCACGTCGACGGGAGTGTCCCGAGCCCCAGTGTTGGGGTACGTGAGAAGAATCGCGAAATTGTTTTGTTGGTAGTTCAGCAATGTGTCAGCGTTCATTTCGCGATTGGCAGCAGTGTAGCGCGTTTGACACAAAAAGGGAACTCGGACACAGACTTTTCCATTTGGAAAGAATTCAGTCAGTGGGAGTTCACTGTTGACAACGTAGTTGGCTGATGTTGGAGCATCCACGCCATAACGGGCTGGCCAGTAGTCCGTCGATTCATAAGGAATAGGCAATTGGGCAATCAGCCCCGAAATTTGGTCAGCTTCAGGAACGGAGTCCTTTGTGATGTAGGTGAAAACGTAAGGAATGACTCCCTTCTGGTCAGCTCGAACAATAACGTCAAAAATCGTGTCGCCAGCAAAAGCGCAGTAGAAGTACTTCATTTGGTCAAAGAGGTTTCCAAGACCAACGCTGATGAATCGGTCGTCTCCCAAGTCAACTTGCACATCTGCAGGGTAGAGGGGAATGGAAACGTGGCCTCGACCTCCAGGATTAAGACTTGTGGCAACAGCAAACTTGATGGTTGGTCGGTGAAAAGTGTCGGCAAACGAACAAGTTTCTCGCGTGGCTTTGGTGACTTTGAGCGGAACAGTAGCTGCGCGTTTCCCTTGCTCATGCAATGAACGCGGGGCATTTTCGGAAACAGTTTCGTTGAGCGAGTGTGGCTTGAGAGCCGGACTGGCTGACATTGCAACGTGTTTTGGTGGTTTGTGCTCCAAAAGACGTTTCTCCATGGCTTCCGTGACGCAAGTTGGAATCGGACGTGGAACGTAGGTTTCGAAATCTTCCCAGCGAGCTTGAATTTGCAGAGTTGTTGGAAGCGCTGATGTTGTAGGTTTGGTGAAATGAGCTTGGAAAATGACAAGTTCACCGCTGATGTCATCACCTTCAACTTCAAAGTAGTCGCGATAGTAGCAAAAAGGCATGTAGAATTCAATCGCAGTGTTTGAGGCCAAATCAATCTCCACGTGATTAAGCGCAGAAATTCGAGTTGGATTGTTGATGAACAGAGTAGCAATCGAGCCTGTTGTGCCGTAAGGCAACCAAGCAGCGAGAACGAGTCCACCACTGAAAGAACCGGTGGTTGGCGTAAGAAGCACGCGAACACCTCCGCGAAAGTAAACTCCAGATTTTGCCATCAAAAGAGCTTGTTTCTTTAGAAAGTCGAAGGGTTTCTTGTAATGTGCTATAACCTGATTGTTATTGGCACCGTCAATCGTCAAAGTATCCAAGAGAAAATACTTCATTGACAATTTTTGAATTTCGATACTCTCCGGGCCGTGATGGGGTGCGGCTGGGATAGCTTCAGCCGTCGGTTGGCTAGGAACAGCTTGTTCAGATGACGATTCAACGGCGGTTCCAGCTGAAAGATCGCCCGGACTTGATGTAACGGCTCCAGGAAGCGAATGAGGCGTCATGGCCGGCGAGCCAGTAACCATTTCCCAAAGTCCATTGCGCGCTGAAAGAGTCTTCATTTTCGGCTTCTCGGCTGTTCGGGCTGTCAAATGTGGATCCCCAACTGAAAGAGGGTAGTAGAGTGACGGAGTTGGGAAAAGTTTGTGGCCAACAGTATCAGACCCACCACACAACCAAACAAAAAGCTTGGGAGTGACGGTGAGTGGAACGTTGATACCAGACGGTAAGGTAATCATCCACAGCTTGGCAATTCCATTGATGTAACCGAGAGGGGAAGCATTTGTGACGGCATCAACTCGAGCCTTCCAACGAATTGGATTGATGTCAGGCGTTTCGATGGTGAAAGAACGCGTGGCTGAGTCAAAAGTGAAATAAACGTTAGGCGATTGGACGGCTTCGTCAAAAGTCACAGTGGCTCCAGGAACTTTTCCGTAATGCATCGACAGCATGAAACGGACGGTATACTCGCGAGGGCCAACGAGTTGAAAACGCCAACGTTGCGAACCATGCCAATAGAGAAATTGGCGCATGGCCCACTCATACGTGGTCATTCGGTACTCAGTGTTCTTGTTCGGAGCATTGCCATCTGTGCTGTAAAAAGGACACATTGGAAATTCGGCCATTGGTAGCGGAATAGTCCCTGTAGCAGGCACGTCAAAAGCCTCGATGATTTGAGGTCGGAAAACGAAGAAATCCAAAGCCATTTCATCTTCTTTTGTTTGAAAATGTTCAGGCTTGGCTTCGTACATTCGGTTGTTATAGTCGTCAAGAGGCGTAACCACGCTGTGAGCGTCAAGCGAAGCATGGAGCAGCTCTCCTTTGCGAGTGGAGACAGTGCTCATGGTCATGTACTTGGCATGTGGTCCCATCGGCGGACTGAAAAGACCGTATGGATTGGCATACGGAATAGTCGCCGGATTGATCGTCGGCATGGTGAATGTTGGTGGCGAAATTTGCGGCACAGTTGGATGCGTGATGTCGTGCATCATGTTGATCCCTCCAGTGATAAGAGAGATAAGACCGGCATGAGGTTTCATGCAAGGCGATTCTTCGTCTTCAACTTTCGGTCGATTGACGTTGATGACAGTGTGTGCAGCAGAGAGAAAAGAAGCAGTATTTGCTTTTGCGATGTAAGACATTGGTGATAATTCGATTGTTTCCAGCCATCGTTGTGAACGGATCTCGAGAACTCGAGGATGTTCGTAGGAGTACAGAATCTCGTCGTAGGTCACGATCAATGTTTGATCAAAGTCGTGACGATCCAGAAGCTTGCTCACCAATTCTTTGCGGATCTCAGCAAAGGTAGGTTCATCGCGTGGAATTTGTCCATTTTCACGCCAGGTTCCTCGAAAGAAAGCCCAGCGGAGAGCGCTATTGACTATTTGGACGAGTCCAGGTGTTGTGGTATCCCGAGCGTAAGACAATTGGTCCAAAAGCGTGTGTCTGTCAACGAAAGGAACAAAACCTCTGAGTTGGTCGGACCAAAGAATGAACTTTTTGCAAAATTGCACTTTCTCTTGTTCAACCGTAGCGCTTGGTGGCCCATCTTTCACAGCGGGAGTGATGATGGTATTGAGCGTTCCAATTTCCTTTTGCAAGGAAAAGAAGTTGTATTCGTCGATGATGTCAGGCGAGACAGACATGACAGTGTCATCACCATTGAGTTTCAGTTTCACAACAAGCTTGAAGTCCGAGGGATGGGCTTTCGGAAAGACGCGATGGAAAGCAACTGCTGGTAAAATGACAGCGAAATAGGTGTTGTCGTCAGTTGTTCCAGTCATTCCAGAGGGAACTCCTTGCTCGCCAAGAGAAAGAATTTTGGCAATAACACTCGCACGGTAGCACATCGTCAAAAGGTATCCACGCCGAACAAGCCAGGTGGCTTTTCCAAAATCTTTGTAGTATCGGGTGGTGTGGCGCAGATAACTTTCGAAAATTTGCCAAGTCGAGTTTGCTTCCATTGATTTGTAGTCAAGATCGACAAGATTGACATCCTTGAAAGCGGTGATCAATTGGGAAAAGATGTTATTCCATTCAATTGACGCAGGGTCGATTCCGACAGTACTCGGAGTAGTGATCGGATTTTTGTGCATGTAAGCCATATAATCGCCAAACGCCATAGTACCTATGCACAGGTAATCAAGCGGCAGAATTTGGAACGTTCTTGTTTGACGATCTTGAACTTTTTCCAGTTTTCGAGTTTCATCCTTTAAAAAGGGCGTGGCAATTGCAGTAAGAACTTCACCACTAATGAATTGTTGCCTCAATGCTTCAACCCTTTCGTGGAGTTCTTGAGTCGGATGGTGTAAGCCATCCTCTCCCAGGGGCATGTAGTCCTCACGCTTTCCGGTGAAAGTGTAACC